TGGCTGTTGATGGATTCAATGACGCCGGAGCAGGTGCAGTTATCAAAACGCATGAAATGGTTTGAGGATCTGCGCGGCGCGCAGCCGGAAGTAGAGAACAATCTGCGCTCGCATTTCAACAGCATGGTGGGGCAGGAGCTGGGGCTTCCGGCCAGGGTGCAGCTCACGCAGGAAGTGCGCAACGGTGCGCACGCAATGGCCAGCCGGGATATCAACACCATCATGCAGGACGCTGGCGATATCGTCATGGCACCGAATCGCCTGGCTGGGCTGCAGAGCCTGGCCACCGATCTGGGATCCAACATCAAGGGCGCGATCAGCAATATCGTCACCGATATCAAGGACAGCATTGCCAGAAATGGCGGCATGATCGGAAAAGAGGATTTTGGAACGATTCAGACGCGCCTGGACAATATGACAATGAGCGCTGAGCCTGGCATGGCCATGAATGCCGGCAAGGTGCTGGACGCAATGCATGATGCCTTGGCTGGAGCATTGGCACCAGGGCAGCGTGAGCTACTCAGAAACGCACGCTACCGCTACAAGCTGGTGTCGACGTTGAATGAGGGCAAGACAGTGAGCGCCCTAGGTGATGTCAACATTCCATCGTTCAATAACAGATGGATCAAGGGTGTGGCGCCGAGGTTCAGGGGCGTGGATCCATTGGGAAGAGCTGGGTTGAGTTTTGAGGCGGTGATGAATCGCCAGGCACATACCGGCAGCACGCTGCAGCGGATCTGGGCGCAGGCGCCGGGCGCTGCAGGGCGGTCGGCTGTGCCGGCTGCGCTGGGTGCGGTGGGAGCTGGTGCGCTAAATGGGTTGGTTGGGGGGTTGTTCTAGAGTAAGTCGAGTAGGTCGACGCTGCTGTAAAGCTCATGGGCACATGACTGTGCTGCCGCATATAGGTGCCCATTGCCCGGGTGCTGTAAAACCCGGCTGTGGTGGTCGCATATATCACCAGTTCGTATAGTTGCCGCATACCAGCAATGTTTAAGCATGCGCCAGTTAACCTGCTGTGGTGGTGGGTTTTCCTTGGCCAGCCATTGGTCTGCCCATTGTTCAAAAGTCAGAGGGGCTTTGTCGTTGAGTTTCAAGTGATTCCTTTCGAGTGTTGATTGAAATGTTAGGCCAGTTGGTGCTGGCAGCACGCCGTCACAGCGTCAAACTCAGTAGCGTCCACATCAAGATCGTGAGGGCAATCAAAAAAACTGCAAATGCGTGATCTTCATCCTGCTTCATGCGCTGGCGGTGGAGCATGGCAAAGTGTGACTGATCGTAATGTGTGGGCATGTCAGTATCCGAAGCGAATATAAAGAGCGAAGATAGCAGCGCAGCCGGCGCCGATCAGGTATAGGCAGATCCGCAGCTCTGATTGTTCCTGGGCGTGGCGTTGTGCTTCAGTCATTGGAAAAAAGGTCATTGGCGCTGGCCACGGATCTAACTGGATCGGCGTGTGTGGGAGATCTGCGTGCACCTGGTTTGGGTTTATCGGCTGGCCAGTAGGGTGTGCGTGCCGGGGTGACGTAGCGCCCGAGGCGGTGTCCTGGTGTGCCAACAGTGTGGCCAGCTTCTGCTGCAAAGAAAGTCTCTTCACCGGCGATGCCCTTTCTGATCTGTTCGTTTATGCCATGGGTTCCAAAAGCTAGGCGCAGCTGGTCGATCCACGCTGCCACAGTCGGCATTTCGGCGCGCAAATTCATTGGCTAGCAGCTGCTCATGCTGCGACAGGGAGCCTGTGAGTTCATTGTTGATATCTTGCCCGAGATGGGCATCCATCATAGCGCTGCAGTCGTCGTCGCTCATAGTTTAGGTGGTGGTGGCGGATAAGCTCCGCGTGACATGATCAGATCATATATAAAGCTTGATCTAGTATCGAATTTGCCGGCTGCATTGCCTGGAATGCCGAGCTCTGAGTCGACGTGATCAATCATCCAGCGTGGAAGCTCTACGCAGAATCGCTGCAGCTGCAAACGTTTTGGGGTGGGTTGCATCGTGTTTGGAAGTGGTTTAGGAGAAGCAATGTTATCAAATGGTGCAGCGCGTCTCCAGCTGAAACTGTAACAATGTGTAACGCTGTTACAAGTAGTTACAAAATAATGATGTGTAACAATTTCCCTTACAAGTCGCTCTTGGATTATTTTGGTGGATCGGTGGTCGGATAACGATAGCGCCGAGGGCAAGGTAGCGCTACTATGGGATAGATCATCAAGCGCGTTGGGCGGCGAAGCTAGGCCCATGATCGACATGACTGGCGAGTGCGTGGCTCCGGAGGTGAAACCTCAGAAGTTAGGCTAAAGGTCATTCCGGCGTGAATCGTTGGGATGGCTGAGTACGTCCACCAGAGGTGAAGCAGGCAATCAAAAAAAAGGAAGTAAGTTTTTGACTTCCAGCCATATATATGGCGGGTTTGACTGTACGGTGCAGCTGCCTGGTGCGTACGCCGATGCCGGCCAGCACGAAAGGCGCGGCGCGCTGGTGCGTGGTTGATCTGATAATTAAGCAGGCAAAGTGCATTATTTCCCTGCAATATCGAATAAAACTATCTTGAATCTATTTCTGATAGCATTGTGCAATGGCACGAACCAAGGGATCCAAGAATAAAGTTAAGCTCACACCTAAGGCAGCGGTGATGTTCACCTTTGAGCGCCTGGGCGGATCCGATTGGCTATTCGACTTTGCCAAACAATACCCGGTTGAATTCGTGAAGCTTTACGGCAAGCTGCTACCGCGTGAAGTGGTTGGTGAAGTAGAGCAGCAGCGCCGTTTCCACGTTCAGCAAACCATCATCGATGCCAGCACTGGCGAACCGATGGGTGAGCAGCTCAACATCTTTGCCGAGAAAATCATTGAGGGTGAGACGTGCAGCGCATACCAGTGAAAGTGGCTCGAGTATTCCAGCCATTGCTGCAGCCTGCACGGTATCTGGGCGCATGGGGTGGGCGAGGATCTGGCAAGTCTCACTTCATGGCCGGGCAGCTGGTGATCAGATCGTTAACGGGCGGCCTGCGTGCCGTGTGTATCCGTGAAGTGCAGCGAACACTAAAGCACAGCAGCAAGCGATTGATTGAGGACAAGCTTAGAGAGTACGGGCTGGGCGCTGCGCAAGGGTTTGAGATACTGCACGATGCGATCAAGTGCCCAGGTGGTGGTGAAATCATCTTTGTGGGTATGCAGGATGCGAATGCCGAGAGCATCAAGAGTCTGGAGAACTTTTCCGTGGCGTGGGTTGAGGAAGCTCAAACGCTATCTGCCAGATCATTGGATCTGCTGCGCCCGACGATCCGTGCGGTAGATAGCCAGATCTGGTTCACTTGGAATGCCAGGCGCAAGACAGATGCCGTTGATCAACTGATGCGTGGTGACAAGGTGCCGAGCCTATCCATCATAGTGAAGGCGAATTGGCGAGATAACCCATGGTTCCCACCGGTGCTAGAGCAGGAGCGCCAGGACTGCATTAAGAACAATCCAGACGCGTATGACCATATCTGGGAGGGCGGATATACCAGCCTGATGAACGGCGCCTATTACGCGAGTAGTCTAACGAAAGCGCGTGCGGATAATCGTCTGGGCAGAGTAGCACCAGATCCGCTGCTGCCGTTCAAGGTATTTGTTGATATCGGCGGCACTGGTGCGAAGTCTGACGCATTCAGCATGTGGATCGCGCAGCATGTGGGACGTGAGATCCGGGTGCTGAACTACTACGAGGCAGTTGGCCAGCCTATGGCAGCGCATGCCACCTGGCTGCGTGAGAACCGCTACACGGCTGACACTACGCAGATCTATCTGCCGCATGATGGTGTGACGCGGGATCGTGTGTATTCCGTTAGCTATGAGTCTGCATTCCAGGACATGGGTTACGCCGTTGACGTGATCAAGAACCAGGGCGCTGGCGCTGCAATGGCCAGAGTAGAAGCAGGCCGGCGCATGTTTCCTAGTATGTGGTTCAACGAGGACACCACAGCAGGCGGAATTGAGGCGCTGGGCTGGTATCACGAAAAACGCGACGATGTACGCCAGATTGGGCTTGGCGCTGAACACGATTGGGCAAGCCATGGCGCAGACAGCTTTGGACTAATGGCAGTAGTATCTGAGCAGGAATTCAAACGCGACACCTGGCGAACAGGTGACATTGACTACAGCAACATGGATAAGAGGATGCGAGCATGATCACCAAACCAGCCAAGGGCAGCGGCAGAATGTCACCTGAAGAGATTGCTGCGGTAGTTACCTACGAGATCAACCAGGCACGCGGCTACGATGCTGACGTGCTTGCCACCAAACGCCAGCAAGCCCTGAACTACTACTACGGGTTGATGCCCGATCCAAGTAGTGGCAGATCAGTGATTGTGTCGCAA